CATATGGCGTACTTGCAGATTCTACATTTTCTATTTCAACTCTTATTCCACAGATTCAAGCGATTGTAAATCGACTTTTATCTAGTTGGATATCTGAACCTTGTAAAGTTAAATTCTTTGATGTTTCTATTTATCAGAAGGATGATTTTAAAAAATCAATCTTGGAATCATGCACTAATGGATTACCAAACAAAATTCTTTATAACACATTGAATGGTGTGTCTGAAAAAGATACGTTATCTATGAACTTTTTGGAAGAAGACTGTTTGCAACTTAGTTCAAAATTCAAACCACTATCTAGCACTTATACTCAGACAGGTAATAATAAAGGCGGTGGTCAAGAGAAGGATGATTCGGAACTTACAGATGCTGGGCTTCGTACAAGAGACGAGAATTTAAATGATAAATAGGAGTTGATGGAATGAACCAAAAATTTATACAAACGCAAGATGCACCTACTGCTACTCTCCTATCTCAATTAGGATATCAACAGGTGCAAAATTCTAATGGTATTTATGTATTTTTGAATACTGATACCCTTCGGTTTTCAGAAAATATAGATATAAATAAATTAAAGTATACAAATATGCTTACATTTTAGTCGTCTTCCTTGGGCGACTTTTATTATGTCAGAAAGGAGGAAAAGACTAAGTAGATGCCAAAGGTTATTAAAAAGAAAATTTTAACTGAAGATGATTTACTAAAATTCTGTCAAGAGCAGAAATTTGCAAAATTTAGTTCTAAAGATACTGGCTATCAGTTGGCTTTAAAAGTACCTACTACTTTTGAGATAGATGATACCGTAGATGAAAATCATCGTGGAATGATGCGTCTTAAATTCAGAATTTTTCATACAGGGCTTAACAGAAATAAGAGTTATGTATCAAAGGATGCTGCTGAGAAAGCAATGAATACTATTGCTGACAGACCTGTATTGGCTGCAATCCATCAGCTTGACGATGGCAGTTGGGATTTCGAAGGTCATGAGATGGAAATTGTTAAAGACGAAAAAGGTAAAGAAGAACTGAAATATATTGAATCTCAAGTTGGTTCTTTCTCATCTGAACCTGCATTTTGGGAACATGATGATAACTTAGATAAAGATTATGTATGTGCTTATGCTTATATAAGTGAAGAATACACAAAGGCTTGTGAAATTATTCGTGCAAAACAAGGTTCAAAAAATAGTTGCGAGCTTTTCATTGATGAACTCTCTTACAACGCCAAGGAGAAATATCTTGAATTAAATGATTTCTATGTAAACGCTTCGACTTTGTTGGGAAGTCATGATGATGGTACAGAAATTCAGGAAGGTATGGAAGGTTCTCGTGCTGATATTGCTGATTTCAGTGTAAATAACAATTCAGTTAAATTTGACAAAAATGAAAAATTGATTGAACTCTTAGAAAATCTTAATAAGACACTTTCTAATTTCAATAAAGAACAGACTCCTGTTCAAACACAATCAAAGGAAGGAGGAACAAATAACAAAATGACAAAATTTGAAGAGTTACTTGCCAAATATGGTAAGACTGCTGAAGATGTAACATTCGACTATACAGAAATGTCAGATGAGGAACTTGAAGCAAAATTCGCTGAGATGTTCGATGATGACAATTCAGAAGGAGATAATTCAGGTAACGGAGAATCTGGTGAGCCTTCCAATGATGGAGAAGGTAATGGCGAAGGAGCTTCTGATCCAGATGGGAATGAAGGTGAAAGTCAGACTTTTGAAAAGATTGTTCGTACATATGAGATTTCTCATGAAGATACAAGATATGCACTCTATAATCTGTTAGCACCATATGAAGAGTCAGATAATGATTATTACTATATCTCAAATGTATTTGATTCTTATTTTGTATACGAGGGTTGGTGTACTGACAAAATTTACCGACAGAACTATACAAAAGATGGAGATAATGTTTCATTTGATGGTGAGCGTATAGAATTATTCCGTGAGCTTTTGACAGCAAGTGAGAAAGCTGAACTTGAATCCATGCGTTCTAATTACGCTGCCCTTAAGGAGTTTAAAGAGACAGCAGAAAAGAATGAACTTCATGCACAAAAAGAAGCTATTATCAATGCTGATAACTATTCTGTTCTTACAGAGAAAGATTCAGAAGGAAATTATGTAAATACTGATTTCGCTGAATTAGTAAAGACTATGGATAATTATTCCGTAGAAGACTTTGAAACAAAAGTAAAGGTTATGCATTCAGATTATATGTCTGCACATGCAAACTTCTCTTCTACTGACACAAAGAAAAACACAAATTCAGTTAAGATGTTTACGAATGTGAATAGCACAAAAAAGAAAAATAGTCGCTATGGAAATTTAAAGTTTAATTAAAAACTTAATACAACTAACAATCAATATGCTCGTTGCTTTTTGCAACGAGTTTTTTAATGCAATAATTTTAAGGAGGAATTTTATTATGGCAAATATGTCAATTAAGTATGAAATTGCCAAACATGCAACTGCTAATCCTTCCAATGTTTTAGCAGCAAATTATGGCGAGCATATGTTTTCTGTTGAACTTACAACAGATACCGATAATGGTAATTTAATCGCAATTGGAGATTGGAAGAGTCTCGATCTCTATAAGGAAGCTGCTGTAACTACTTTTACAGGAAAAATCGTACAGCAGATGAGCAATGGTAATTATCTTGTACTCGTTACCGATCCTGGAGATGCAGTTTTGGTATATTCCGTTCCTGTTGGGGCTGAAGATTGGACTAATACATGGAAGAAAGAGTCAAACCTTTACAATCTGGCTGGTGACAGAGTTCGTTGCTATGGTTTGCACAAATATGACACTTTTGAACTTTCTACTGAAGGATTCAATGGAAAACCAGAAGTAGGAAAGGCAATCACAGGCGTAAGTGCTAAGAAACTTACCATTGAAGCTTAATTATGAAAGGAGGTTTAAAATAATATGTTAGTATTTTCTGATAATTTAAAAAGAGTATTCTCTAAACCAGAGAACGATTTTGAAGGCTTTAGAAAGCTTTTCTATGATTATACACATGGTATAACAGTATATGACGAGGACGGAAACGAAGTTCCTAAGAATGCTGTAAATGCAAAAATTAACAGTGTTTGTTTTGATATTTTAGGATTAGATCCTACACAGAAATATTCAAAGAGAGATATTAAAAGAGCAATGAAGAGAAACGGTCTTGAACTTATGGAGGTTCTTGAGGATACTCTTGATATTAAGGTTACAACTGGTTTACAGGAAAACGAATTCTTTAATCAGTTTGTTGAGTCAAAGAATATTTCTCAGGGAGATAAAAATGAGTTCTGGACAGATAAGGATGTAATTCTTACTGTTGCTAAAGTATCTGGGGATCATCATGACTTTAACTGCGTTTATGCAAAGAGAGTCCGTGTAGCGTAAGTTGCATGAAAAAATATGTATTTAATTGCTGGAAAACCCTAAAGTTAATCACACTATAACGTAGGTATGAAATATAACCAAGCGTGAATGTTACGAAAGTAGAAAAAAGTGATTAAATGGTACAAGGTTAAATCCTAAATGCTAATTATTTTCTATTGAAATAGAGAATAATAAAATGGGCAATCAGCAGCCAAGTCTCGAATAGAGGAAGGTTCAACGACTATCCCGTTGGTCATAGAAATATGACAATAGGAGTACGGCTCAAGTGAGTGGGTGAAAATCCCTTAAACGGAAATGGTACACATCCAACTTGGATGAAGATATAGTCTGTTCTCATATGAAAATATGAGGAATTATTAATTCAACTGGGAGTAACGTCCCAATAAAATATTATTTTCCAAAAATACATAATAGAAATGAGATGATTAAGTGTACAAAGATATTATTTGTGGCATTTATTCTATCGAAAATAAGATAAATCATAAAAAATATATTGGTCAGTCAGTTAATATAAAATCCCGTTGGTGCTCTCATAGAGCAGATTTAAATAATGGTAATCATGATAATGACTATTTACAAAAATCATGGAATAAATACGGAGAACAAAATTTTGAGTTTAAAGTATTAGAAGAATGCTTGGAAAATGTACTCAATGATAAAGAACGGCATTATATTGATTTATATAACACTATGAACAGAGATTATGGATATAACCTCAAATCTGGTGGACAAGATAAGAATTATGTCACAGAGGATGTTAAAAAGAAAATTAGTAAAAGTAATAAAAGATATTATAAGGAACATCCAAATGCAAAAATTCAAAGTTCAATAAATGCATACAAACAATGGAGTAATCCTGAAATAAAAGCAAAGATTATGGGTGAAAATAATGGGATGTATGGGAAAACACATTCTAAAGAAGCTAGGCAAAAAATTGCAGAAGCACAAAAAGGTCATATATCTAAATGTAGAAATACTACTCCTGTATTTTGTATTGAATTAAATAAATTATTTATTGATTCTGCTACTGCATGTTATGAACTTGGATTTCCTATAAACAGAGCTGGAAATATACATGAAGTATGTAAAGGAATTAGAAATAGAAAAACAGTCGGTGGATATCACTGGAAATATTTGGAAAATAATATATAAGTTAAACACAAAGATCAATGCAGAAACTTGCAGAGGGTGAATCTTTCTCAGTAAAGACATCCAACTACGCAATCAAGGTTGGTATGGATATTGACGTATATCTTACAGGTCGCAAAGATTGGTCTAAGTTTGTTGACGCTGTATCAATCGCTATGCAGGAAGAAGTTCAGAATGATATGCTTACAGAGGTAATGTCTGTAGGTGATAAAATTCCTGCACAGGAAGTATTCCATGTAACAAAGGAGATTACTGCTTCTAATAAGGAATCTTTTGATCAGTTACTTGATGATGTTTCTGCTGCTAATGGTGGAGTTGATGTAACAGTATTCGGTTTAAAGACAGATCTTAAAAAGCTTAATGCATTTACAGATGTTGATTGGGCTACAGATGCTCAGAAAGAGGATATGGCAAAACTTGGTAGACTTGGCACATACGAGACTACTACTCTTGTCGAAATTCCACAGAGATTTGTTAAGAATGATGTTACAAAGAAACTCATCAAGCCTGGTACTCTCCTTATTGTTCCTAATGTTGACAATAAGTTCTGCAAGTTTGTAGATGTTGGAGAAACAGAAATTGTTGAGGTTACTGAAAAGGCTGATAGAGCTGACGACTTCATGACATACGAAGTGCAGAGAGAAATGGGTATCGCATGTATCTTTGATAGATACTTCGGTGTTTGGACTATTGCCTAAATAAAATAGAAGTTGTAAGAGGTTGGTATAATCCAACCTCTTATTTTTATGGAACGAAAGGATTATAAAATGGCTTATACAAAGAAAACAACAACTCCAAAGACGGAGAATATAGAAGAAAAAGAATCTACAGTTAAAAAGGAAGTTAGAAAGTTTAATGCAACAGATGCCATTGAATGTAAATCAATTGTTTCTGGATGTCTTGGTATGATTGGAATTAAATCAGGTGTGAATTATGAATGGGCTGGTCGTGGCGATGTGACAGAGGTGGAATATCAGGATCTTGTAGCTGCTATTCGTTCAGGTAAGAGACATATTACAGAACCTTTTTTTATCATTCAGGATAAAGATTTTCTTGCAGAATTTCCGCAGGTTCAGAAAATTTATACAACTATGTATTCAGTTGGCGACTTAGAAGATTTGTTAATTAACCCAGATGCAGATACCATGATTGCGACAATTGAAACACTTCCAGATGGTGCAAAAGAATCAATTAAAAATATTGCAGCAACTTTGATAGCAAACGGACGTGTTGATAGCGTAAAGAAAATTAAAGCACTTGATGCATTTTATGGGACGAATTTTACACTGATGTCTGAATTATTTGAATAGTAAAGGAGGCTCACAATGACGCTTCCATATGAAACAATTTTTTCACGAACAAGAG